GGATGAGTTATATGATGGAGGCAGTCAATATCTCAACGTATGTGTAGGAGACGACAGGGTACACTTCAACGTAGTGATATACGCAAATGAGAACAAGCCGCCAATGACGGAAAACCAGAGGATATATCTTGAATCCTTCAACACTGAAAAGGAAAAGATAGAACCCTGGTCGATAGACAAGGATACGGCGATCAAATTATTGGCGTTGCTTTCAGAGTTCGAGGAGTTCTTCAAGTTGGATAAGATAAGCCTCAAGATAGACACGCACGCAAGACGTAACTATAAGAGAATCCCAAACGATGAACGAAAATGACTGACGAGGAGAAAAGACTACGGCATAACGAGGCACAGAAAAGGTACTACCAACGTAACAGGCAGAAATGCAACGAAAGCTGCAAGAAACGCTACCAAGAGAGAAAGGAACAGTACGGGGAGACACAGAAAGCCTACAGGGAGAGACCTGAGATAAAGGAGAAATACAGGACATATAACAAGCTCTACTATCACAGGAATTGGGTCAAGATACTCGAATCCCAGCGGAAACGCTACTACGAGAACAGGGAAATAATCAGAAAATATAAGGAGATATTAAAACTTACTTCAAATGGAGACAACACAGGAGGAAACACGCCAAAAGCATAGGGAGGCGTACAAGCGATACTATGAGAAGAACAGGGAGAAAATCATAGAACACCAAAAAAACCTACGTGAGAGCGGCTATTACAAGACAAAATATGCAGGAGACAACAGCATATACCAAAGGACATCAAGACGCAAGCGCGAGGAAATGGTGAATCAGGCGTACACAGACGCAAGGAACGACGAGAGGGAACTACTCAAGGTACAGAGGGACGAGATAACAAGACACCTCGAAAAAATAAGTGAGCATATGGAAGCAATACACGCAATATGGACGGATATGAATATTTAGCAGGTATCGACATACAGACAGAGATACGCACGGAGATCAACAGAATCAAGAGCGACTACAAGAGCGAACTGATAGATAAATTGATCAACGGATTCAAGGGAGATTTCCTTTATGACGCAAAGATAGGCAACTCAATACTCGTACACCTCATAGAGGATAACTTCATAAAGACAGACGAGCTACAGGACGCAATAAGACAAGCCCTTCAATCAGTACCCTCAACAGGGGAAAAGACAGTCATAGAGGTAACAGACACCGAATATGCAGACGTATTCAAAATCAACGTAAAGAAAACACAAAAAAAGAAAAACGTAAAATAAAGCCCGTAGGCGGCGTTTTAAGGACACGGTGGTATAGTTATCCACCTGAATGGTTTTAAGCCGCTGTAGCCCCCTTAAAATGCGTTTTAGAGGCATTGGAGATAAAATATGGGCAAGAACAGTAACCTACATTCAGCAAAGAGGGTAAAGAACGACGAGTTTTACACACAGATTGAAGATGTCGAGAAGGAGTGCTGCCATTACGTGCAGCATTTCATCGGCAAGAAAATACTGTGCAACTGCAATGATCAAAAATATACGGCATTTAAGGACTATTTCAAAATAAATTACAAAACCCTACAGCTACGTGAACTAATCTGTACCTCATTTGAAAAGGACGGCCACGGGGAACTATACAGATATGACGGGGAAAATGAGCATATATTTCAAATGACAGGCAACGGCGGCTTTAACACGCCTGAGGGTATTGAGCTAATCAAGGAGGCCGATATTATCGTAACTAATCCACCTTTCAGTCTTTTCAGGGAGTTTGTAGCCACGTTGGAACAGTATGGGAAGAAGTACCTTGTTATTGGTAATATGAACGCCATCACATATAAGGAGATTTTTCCGTTGATCAAAGAGAATAAAATGTGGCTTGGATTTAATGCTAGTGGTCATAACCTGACATTTATTACTAATGAAAATGAACAAAAAGATGTAACATCTGTATGGTTTACTAATCTTGACCATAATAAGCGTCACGAGCCGTTAGACCTATATAAACATTATACGCCTGAGGAGTATCCTAAATATGATAACTACGATGCGATTAATGTAGATAAGGTTTGTGATATTCCAATAGGCTATAATGGTGTGATGGGTGTGCCTATTACATTTCTTAAGAAATACTGTCCTGAGCAGTTCGAAATTATAGGAATTGACCGATATGTTGAAAATAATCCTAATTATGGTCATAGATTCACGATTAATGATAAAGAAAAATATGCACGTATTTTAATAAAACAGAAAACAAAATGGATACAATAACACTACAGATTGAAATTGATCAATTAAGGAGCGAGAATCAGCACCTCAAGGATTACATACATCACCTACACGAATTGATCAATAAAAAAGATAAGATTGAAATACGCGACGTGGATTGCAGCAGGGAATATCCCGACTTCAATATAACGTGCGAGGATGACCTTTATAAGGTCGTGGAGATAAAAAAGTGAAACTTTGATATATTTATTGTATATTTGAAGTGACTCATAATAGTAATAGTTACTCATCGCGGAGGGGAACGGAAAACCTTTCTTTTGGTCTTGGTTAATTGGAGGTAAAACCAATACTTAGTTGTTTTTTTGTTAGTCTAATCTTTTTCATATAGCCGTTCCCTTCCATTTTTTTGACAACACAACAACACTATATATATCATCAATTACGGGAGGCTCACAATACGGTGGGTCTCCCCCCGAAGAGGGAAAAAAGAAAAATTTTTACAATATATCACGGGTTCGTCTAATGGTAAGATGCAAGCCCCATAAGCTTGAGAAGCGGTAACACCGTGTTGGGAGTTCAATTCTCTCACCCGTAACTAAGTCACTTATATACACAAGCTTACAGTTATTTTTATCGTAGTAATTAGAACGATTTTATTATTGTTATTAGCCGATTGCACTCGTCTGTGAAGATAGGTGCAATTTTTTTTGTTTTCATTTGGCCATCTCAATTTTTCTATTATATTAAAATCAATTTTTTAACATTTTTTAACACTTCGTAGGAGGTACTTTTCTGTTTAGTCCAGTATTTATTAATAGAAAAAGGATTAAAAATAAATGCTGTTAAAGATTAGACAAAACAGATGGGTAACAACTATGAGGAACTTTCCTGCCGTGAAAAGGACATATACGGTAGGGAGATTGTTATGCGTATTTTAGAGCTGTATACTGACAACACGTACACTTTCAAGGGGACAGAGGATGAGTATGACCCCACAGACCTATTATTCACGGCCACAACCATTAATTTTATTTCAATACCCTACACGAGCGAGATAAAGATACGCAAGGAGGATAGGTTTTACGATACGAGCTTCTTAGAGTATTCCAAATTCCTTAATCTCAAGGCATTGGCGGACAAGGGCGAGAACGTGCGGTACATTATGTATTGGGAGAACTACGGTATATTGCAGATATTCAACATAAACGAGATAGACCCGATAAAGTACCCCGTAGTGAAGAGACCTATGAGACACGATAATTGGAGCAGAAGGAAAGTGGTTAAGGAAGTGATAGAGCTTCCAAGGAAGATAGCAAAGGAAATAACGGTTAAAAAAGATTGACAAAGATTATGGGAGCATTATGTTTTATACAGTGGATGTGCATTGTAAGCGTCGCACTCGCGGCAATATACACACTAATAAATTGGAAAAGGGATGACATTACGGACGATTGTAGAGGAAATGGCGCGTAAGAGGGGGTTGGAGTACCTGATACGCAGCATAGGTAATCCCGTGGGAGAGAATTGTGACGATATGGATGATCTCGCACAGGAGCTATATATGTACCTTTTGACAAGGGACGAGGAAAAGATACTTGAAAAGTACAACAGCGGCCCCGTCAATTGGAAAAACTACCTGATAAAGATGATAACGAATCAGATGTTCAGCGGTTCGAGCGGATATTACAGGAAATATAAGAAATACACGTGGGCAAAGAGATATGACGACAACTATGGAAATGACGGAGGCGGAGGAGAAGAAACTAAAACGCCTGAGGAAGAGGTGGAAGAAACCGAAGGAGAGTGAATTTGACATACGATGTATGGAGGACTACAGACCCGCAGACAAGGATGACGTGTTCGCGGAGCATACAACGGCGGAGGCATTGAAGGAAATCATATTCAACGACCTAAACGAGACGGAGAGAAGACTAATCATTATGTATGCGGAACTGATGAGCTATACGTCGGTGGGGAGGAGACTGAATTTAAATCCAACCACTTGCAGATGGCAGATAATGGGCGCATTGAACAAGGTCAGGAGACTATATAAACTGAAAAAAATAACAGGCGAGATATGAAATACGTACTATTGGCACTCGGCTACATTATTATGATGTGCTTCGCCCCTATATGGTGGCTCGGATGGAAAATAAGGATAAGATATTGGAGATGGAAGAATGGACGTTCTGTTAAACGTATTATTGATAGCATTGATCACCGTAAACATAACTGATATAAGCGGTATCGTACAGCACATAGAGGACAGCCTTTCAAGATGGCTAAAGCTAAGGAGCGTACACATAAAGATATTGGAGTGCAGCTATTGCCAAACGCATTGGCTCGGACTTTTTTACCTTTTAATAAGCGGAAACCTCACGTTATTCAACTACGCGATGCTTTTGATAGTGTGTCTTATGACACCCGTTATGTACAGTATGCTCATACTCATAAGGGAGGGACTGAACAAGGTCGTGGCCCTCGTTTCAGAAAAGGTATTGTAATAATCACTATTTAATATAAATTAAATAACGTAAAAAAATGAAAGAATACAGACTCACTAAGGAGGATATGGCCGTACTGAAAAAGTACGAGGCAGTATTCAACACGGTGGTACACCAAAACTACAAGAGAGGCACTACTGATGCCGACAACAGGTTCATAACCGACTTTTTCGACAAGGTGACAGGAGAGAAACACTCACGCAATTTCGGTTGCAGCAGTTGCCTTTTCAATATATGGAAGGGGATGGGAACCATTTACTATAACAACGCACAGAGACTGATGAAGGAGGATTTGGAAAATGAAAAAGTCAACAGCATTGAAGGCCCTGACGGAAGGGGAGGCAGCAAAGCTAAAAAAGCAGGTAGCAAAAAAGATAAAGCTCAATAAGCCGCGCTACGAGATTGTCGCCTGGCTCAAGGCAGACTACGGATTCACACAGAAACAGGGCGAGGAGATGTGCCGCAGAGCCGCAGAACTGATAAAGGGAGAGTACAGGAAGTACATAGCCTCAATAGCAGAGACAAACGTGGCACGCATAGAGCAGATAATCGAGGACGCATACGAGGCAAAACAGTACAAGGTCGCATTGATGGGTATACAGGAACTCAACAAGATCGGCGGACTTTACAAGGACAAGATAGAGATTTCAACAGAGGAGCCTATCGTAGTGTCATTCGGATAAATTAACATTTATTAACAAAAATGGCAAAGGAGATAAGACTACCGAAACTTACAGGATACCAACAGGCCGTGATGGATTGGATGGGCGACTTCACAGGAGGAAAGGTGGCCGTCATAAAGAGCGTAAGACAGAGCGGAAAGTCGTTCTTCGCTATGATGGCACTCACTAAGGTCGCATTGGAAAGGAAGACAATATCGGTTATGTTCTCGCCTACTATGGATCAGGCACGTGTCTTTTTCAAGTCGATTTCCGATGCATTGTCAGCCGTGAACCTCGTGGAGACGGCAAACTCACAGACAAACATTATCCAACTCAAGAACGGCTCACAGATTATATTCCGCTCAACCACGTTGGAAAACTCAAACCGTGGATATACGGTCACAGGATTGCTCGTATTCGACGAGTGTGCATTCCTACCCGACGATGCAATATATACGGCACTACCGTTGGTAAACGCGCATAACGCCCCTATTCTCATATGCAGCACACCTTTCATAAGACAGGGCTATTATTATGAGATGTACAAGTTGGGTATGACAGGGGAAAACCCTAACGTGAAGACATTCGATTGGGCAAACGACTCAGAGGTGTCAAGATTCTTGACAGACGAGAGAAAGGCATTCTATAAAAAAACGATGTCACGGTCAAAATATACGACAGAGGTATTGGGAGAGTTCCTTTCAGACGACGGCGCATTATTCTGTAACATTCAGAACTGCATAGGAAAGCCACAGGAGCCGCATTTATTCTATATAGGCATAGACTTCGCAAACGGAGGTGAAAACGACTACACGGTTCTGTGTGCATTCAACGAATACGGACAGATGTGCAGGATAGCCGCAAGGAACAACCTAAGCCCCACACAGCAGATAGATTGGCTCACGGGAGAGATACACGACCTGAACTCAATAGCGACGGTGGTTAAGATATACGCGGAGATCAACAGCATAGGACAGGTATATGTCGATTTGATGGACGCAAGACTGCCAAAGGACGTGAAGATAACCGATTGGGTAACAAGCAACAAGTCAAAACAGGAATTGGTAACTTCATTCCAACTCGCATTGGAGAACAACTACGTAACCATATTGAGAGACGAGGAACTGATTACCGAATTACAGGGATACACACAGGAGATAAGCCCAAAGACAAAGACGATAACCTACAACGGAAAGAACTGCCACGATGACTATGTGATGGCAAGTATGCTCGGATATATGGCATACAAGAACCCTACGGCACAGGGACAGTACGTATTGTCAAAGGGAACGCATAACACAAAGCCGCAGAGACTAAGGGAAAAATATGGATAGAATAAAAATAATTTACAATAATTGGGATGCTGTACCCATAGGCGCATATAAGCGCATAGTCGAGATAAACAACGACGAGGGTATGGAGACGATGGCAAAGAACGTTGCGTCGTTGGCTATTTTGTGCGATACGGACGAGGACAGCATTTGGAACCTTTCAATGGATGAGATTTCAAGGCTCACCAAGAATATGGACTGGATCAACGACTTCGACTTCAAGAAGAGATGGACTATAAAGCACGTAACCCTAAACGGAAGAAAATACAACGTGACATACGACCTCAACAAGATGTCAGTCGCACAGTACATAGACTTTCAGCAGGCTTGGAGGATACAGGACGCTACGGAAAAGCTCGTACCCGTGTTAAGCTGCTTTTTAGTACCCGACGGACACAAGTACGGTGACGGATACGACATAGAGGAGGTAAGGAACGACATAGAGAACTATCTGCCGATCACACAGGCGAACAGTATATGCTTTTTTTTTCTGAAAAAATTGCTAAATTCAATGAAGAGTTCCCTAATCTGCTCTCGTATGGTACTGAAGGCGACGAAATGGACTACGAAGAATCAGAAGATGAAGGAGATGATGAGGGAGACGGAGAGGAAAATATCACAGATGGAGAGTTTCTATTTCAGTGGCTCACATTAGTCGATTGGGTATCAGAGACACAGCGCACCGATTGGGAGACAGTATATAAGATGGATATTTATACGTTCTTCAATATGGTATGCTACGTAAGGTGGAAGATACAGCACCCCGAAAGACAGATACACTATCTCACGGAGATACAGGCAAACAGGAAAAGCGGAGGAGCAAGACATTATGGCAAAGGTTTCTAACATACAGCCCAAGTTCGATTGGTTCATAGACACGCTCAACCAATACAGGGAGACAATAGAAAATGAATATAAGGAAAAACTCACGGAGGAGGGAAGGAAAGCCACGGGAACCCTTATAAACAGCATATCCACGACAATAAAGCAAGGATCAAGCGAATACACGGTCACTATGTACGTAGCGGACTATTTCAAGTACATAGAGGAAGGAAGAAAGGCGGGCAAGTTCCCGCCACAGGAGGCAATATTGAAGTGGATAAGGGTAAAACCGATATTACCAAGACCCGACAAGAACGGAAAACTACCTACGGAAAAACAGCTCGCATTCCTTATCTCAAGGGCAATAGCACAGAACGGCACAATAAAGGACAAGGGCTATCAGGGAGACAAGACACTCGAAAAAACCACACAGGAGGTAAACGCACATTTCATACCCCTATTGCAAGACGCACTACAGAAGGATTTCGACGAATACTCGATAAAGGTATGGAACGGCATAAACAAGATGATAAATATCTGAATTAAAATAAAATGGCTAACACATCAATAACACCCATAGGAACAGTGGAGTTCCCTATATGGAAGGATTTATACAGCGTAGTACCCACAGGGCCTAACGAATACGTGGGATACAGGTTTATGATCGATTCCAACTACGTCTATCAGGGATATACATACACATCGGACGGCTCAAGGGCATATATCTATCCCAAGAAGGTGATGAAAGACTACGTAAGACCGACATTAGACCTCAATACATTCGGGATACAGAACAACAACGCACACACTACGGCATACGTAACGGTATCAACGGACTCATTCACCACAGAGGATGAATACGCCACATACAAAGCCTACTACGACTATTCATACGAGGATAACGACAATACAATCATATCAGACCCTATCCTCACCACAATAGACCCAAGACAGAGATTCACGGTATCGGCAAGAAGGACAAGCCAAAACAACACAACGGAGAATATAACCGTCACGTTCAACCCTACAGGCACATCCACATACACTATGACACCATACCTCAATACAGTGGTGGCAAACATACCATACGGATCAACGGGAATACAGGTCACATCAGGAACGGACAGACTTACATACACGGTCAAGGAAACGTGCAAGCCCTATTGCCTTTATTATATGAACAGACTCGGAGGATGGGACACGCTCGTACTCGACGGAAAAGAGTCCGCACAGATGAAAAACAACCAATACAAAAAAGAGTACATAAATCTGACAAACGAGCATAACAATACCGACTATCTGAGACAGAAGACAAGGAAGTGGCAACTCGTCACACCATACCTCACAGACAGGCAGTCAAAGAAGATGAAAAACGTACTCGATTCAACGTTGGCATATCTGCAAGTATTTGATTCACAGGAGATTATACCCGTCAATATTAGCAATAACCAATACGAGGTGAAGACCTACAGGAATCAGAAGCGTAAACTATACACTTATACGATAGAGGCTACTGATTCAAGGCAGCAGGACATAAGATAAAATGAGCAATTTATAACCGTATAGAGAAAAACTATGGCATTACCTACAGGATATACAGAGTTACCGTGGATTGACAACAACGGGGGATTGGCTAAGACACTATTGGATTGGCAGTGGAAAAGCACCGATCTTTTCGAGCTTATGGTTTCTTGGGACAGCACCATTTCCACAAGCAGCCAACGCCTTTATTTCTTCGGTTCATCAGGCAGCACGCAGCCATCGTCAAGCAACATAGGAAGCCGTTTCGACATTATAGACGGAACGATGACATATGTTATTAACAGCGGCTCGAAGAAAACAACGTCGATAACCCCTACGGCTGATCAGTACAAGAGCGGCATAACCCACACATACTACATAAAGACGTGGAGCGGTTCAGCGGCAAGACAGTTGAACGACAAGGACGAGGGAAGTTTTGACAAGAGCGTGATGTCATTGGGCGAGAGCGGAGTCACTACATACTCAAGCACGAGGAAGACAGTTTTCGGAGGCCCGTTCTACATTTCGTCATACCCTAACGTCAAGGAATACAAGTTCCACGGATTGAAAGTTATGAACAGCGCAGGTACGGAGACATACAATTTCGTACCCGCAAAAAGGGATTCAGACAGCAAGTTCGGTATCTACGACACAAAGCATTCAAAATTCTACACGTCAATTACGTCAAGCGATTTCAGGGGAGAGAGCAAGTCAGAGCCTACATTGTCACTGTCACTTTCTGGAACAGATTGGGCAGGTTCGGCCACCACATTCAATGTAAGGACTTCAAGCGACGGCCTCGTAACACTATACTACAATAACCAAAGCATAGGAACGGCATACAACGGGGGAACGGTCACACACGATTTCGGACAGTACGGCAACTACACAGTAACGGCAACGGTGGCAGAGACATCGCAGTATGAGACAAAAACCATTACATACAATTTCACACTTACCGTAATAGCACCGACGATTACACAGACCGATTTCCACGGCGGTACTATGATTACGCCTGGTACGGCAACGTTCACTACGGACAGTGATTCACAGATTAGTGCGGTGATCAAACAGGGAGGCGTGACGAAGATAACATTCCAAGCACAGTCAAGCCCCGCCACATTCACGTGGACTAACTACGGCAACTTGGAAGCCGACACCTATGCGGAGTTCATAGCAAGCGTGGCAGCTACGGGAAAATACAGTGCAAAGGACAGCACAAGCGGATTCTACCCAAGTAAGGCAACACCTACATTATCCGTAACGGCATCAGGGAACGTTATGGCACAGCCTACGGTATTCACCATTTCAACTAATTCAGATGGATTGGTAACGATTACCGACACGGACACATCAGCTACGATAGGCACAGGATATAACGGAGATACAGTATCCACGACCTATTCAACGGCAGGAACACACAATTGGAGGGCAGACCTCGCAGCAACGGCAAGGTACTACAGCGAGTGGCAGACAGGAAGCATTACTATGCAGAGACTCACGCCTACATTATCTGTATCAGTATCGGGAGGCACATACGGGGACACAACGGTTTTCAGCCTTTCAACAAATTCCGACGGATTGATCACCGTAACGGACACAGATACATCAACGGTATTGGGTACAGGATACAACGGGGATACAGTATCGCATAACTATGCAGCAGGAACGCATAATTATTCAGCTACATTGGCAGAGACGGCCTCATATTTTTCAGGCTCAACAACAGGTTCGGTAGTCATAACACAGGCAGCAGCCACACTTTCATTCACGGTATCGGGAACAACACAGTACGGCAATACACTTTATCTGAAACCCACAAGCAATTCTGACGGCCTCATTACCTTTAAGGAGGGGCAGACAACCATTGGAACGTGCTACACGGGCGGATATGTCGAATACACCCCTTCAACCACAGGAGACCATACGATAGACGCAACGATAGCATCAACGCAGAACTACACATCAGCCTCAATATCGGAGACGATAGCAATAAGCAAGCTACCGAACAGCGTATATTTGGATATTCAGGGTACATTCAAGGAGTACGACCCTATGACGATAACGGTATCAGCAATTACCAATACACTGATCAAGGTATATACAGACAATACACAGATAGGCTCGGCCACACACGAGGGTACATTCACATATACACATCAAGGATACGGAACAGTCGTTATAAAGGCAGACGCAGAGGGTGATTCAACCTACGAGTCAGGTACGACAAGCCAAACGGTAACTATTGAACACGTAAAATTAGACCCTACTACCACATACACCGTAACGGGAGACGCAAAAGTGGGAAGCGAGAGGCATATATACGCAAACACTACGTCTGATTCAGACATTACCGTAAAATGGAACGGTACGACAATAGGAACGATAGACAACCCTAACGGAACGATAGACTACACGCCTACAGTCGCAGGATATTCAACACTGTCATTCCATACGGAGGAGACATTCAACTACAATTCGGGCGTAACAGAGGCACAGATATGGGAGGACAAGGGAGACAACTCACTTTCAATCTACATAATCAGCAGCGCACACACAGGTACAGATTGGACATACACGGTATCAGCCTCAACTACAAACACGGACAGCAACAGTATCCACTATGACGCATACAGGAAAAGTGGCAGCGATTGGGTTCTGTATTCATCAGGGGACACTACGGAAGGTACTACGTTCACATTCACCGATCAGCAGGCAGGAAGCACGTATATAGGCAAGTTGGAGGTATCACAGGCAGAGACAGCAAACTTCAACAGCGCAAGCACGTACACTATGCTCACATACAACGGCGATTTGTCAAGTATGGTAACGTTGGGAGACTACGCATACTATGATTGGTTTTCACCTACGCAACGCACAGCCTGGAAGATAGAGTGGTACTACAACGTGAGGGTATATGAGACCTACAACGGATTCCCGTATACAATAAGCGTACAGAGGAAAGTAAAATATACTGACAATACAGAGTCACAGTGGGTAAACTGTAACGGCTACACATTCGACGCTACGCATTCAGTATTGGCATCAGACCAAGTATATTCCACATACACGCTCAACGAGGACATACAGTACGTGAAGCTCAAGTTCATATTCCCCGAAGGAACCAATTTCCCATACGCGGAGTACGAGACAGATTGGGCAAGGATATATTTCCCGAAGGAATCAGACCTTAAAGTATGGACTGACAAGGAGGAACTGACACCTATCAGCCCCGATTTTGAAAGCGAGAAGTATTACAACAGCGCATATACGTGGGGAGAGACGGTATATTTCAACGCATCGGCAACCACTAACCCTAACCCTATCAAATTAGTACACGAGTGGGTATGGCACGAGAGACCTGAGACGTGGGAGACGGTAACAAACCCCGTTTCAAGCGCATATACGCTCACATACGGTGATCAATACAGCTCATCTACGGTAACGGTACAGACCGCATTCAAGATAAAGGCAAAGCAGGACAGGTACTATGACGAGAGCGACTATACGTGGAACGAAGTACCCGAAAACATATGGAGGGGACAGTACATTCTTCCACAGCCCGCAATACCCGATTTGACGATTACCGTATTGAACGAGGGAAAGGTACACGCAGGGGAATACGTTGATGTATTGATCAGCACACCAAGCGGGGGATTGCCAATATCGGCCACTACATACAACGAAAATAACAAGGTGGTGAACAACACTACAAGATACAACGGATAATATGTATAGAGACAGTCACGGACACAAGTATGTATTCGATAAAGGACACTACATACACAGGACGGTACAGGGAAAAGAATATACACTTTGGGTAGCAGACAACTATTTGGTATACTTAGAAAACGGGGCAGTCATTATGACACCCGAAGAGTTCGCAGCCCATAACGCAGGGGATTGGAGCAGTGGAAGTTCGTCATCAGGAAGTTGGAGCAGCGGTTATAACGACGGGGGTGGAAGTTTAAGCCCTAAATATAATCCAGGAGGCACGATAATACCCGCATCGGGGGAGACGGGATATAACTACATATACCGTTTCCTTATCCCCGAAGACTACGTATCGGGAGAGACAAGACCGTTGAAGATACAGGTGAAGCAGGCTGCAACGTCAAACGGAGAGTATACAAGCGGGATTACGGAACAGTGGATTACGGTATATCCGCCACGTACAGAGACAAGGATACACGCCACATATCCCAATTCATTGCGGGTAAACGTGGATGAGGGAACTATCTGTATTTATTCAATACAGGACGGCGAGATTACACTGACGATACCCGAAGACAATATCTCAAGCGCGGGTACACCTACGGTAATTGAGTTTTAATATAATAAAAAAAGAGAGATAACCAAATTCATTAACATTTTTTAACGAATGGCAACGTCAAACTATACGGTAAAATACTATGAGAACAAAGCCTACGGTTGCAGTATGTGGATACAGGGTGATAAGGGTACGAGAACGGTAAACGGCAGTACCCTTTACACCGTTGAGCTTTCTTTCTCATTGCGCTATTATCCAGGCGACGACGATAGGTTGGAGTCATATCAGACATACGAGTGGGTAAAGGAGGCACTTATCGGCAAACAGTGGATTCTGAAAATGGGAGTATTACAGGACGGTGATGGAATTTCTTCAAATTTCTATGATCGCTGCGTGTCGGACTACCCATATACGATTGATCGCCAAAAATGGCAGTTCGTGACAACACCCGATATTACGGCAAACGACGAGGGGCAGTATTTAACCACATCGCATATCGTACACGTGTATGTGCCTTTCAGTACGGAGGAGCAAAGGGATCGGATGTGGGGATTATATCTCGACCCATACTACGGCGGTTGGGGGTTCAGTATTACATTTGACGCATCTTTTTCACCCGAAGTAACGGATGATGTACGTACTCTTATGTATCATATCGTTAACGAGGATGAATATAGCCCCGAACCTACACCTCAACCCGAACCCGAACCAACACCTACACCCGACCCCGAAAACCCATATGCACCTACGGAGGATAACGAGTGGGGATGGCATACAGGCGATTGGTACAAGGGAGACAACAGCTATAACGGACGTAAATTATTGAACGCCAACGGTGATACTATTTTCGAGTTCAGTTGGGAGAAGTCAGGTCTCACACGCAATTTCAAGTATACGGCTAATTTCTACCCATACAACGCGGGATATGCGGGCTTTTCCGAAAAACAGGTATATGATCATCTGTATGCGGAGGAGGACACCGTTTCCGTAAAGCCGTTCTCAAAATACAAGGAGATAGTACAGAGCGAGACAGGTTGGAAGTTCGTGGAGGGAGAGTACAGCGGTATGACATTCCAAACAACGTCACCGCAGTCAAACAACGCCATTACACAGAACACGTACTACATATACGAGTCAGCGTGGATAACAGCACCCGACTATGCGGATGAGCATACAAATATCAACGTCATATTCAAATTAAGGGATATTGCATCAGGTACTAAGTCAGGCTTGTTTAACCTCAACACATTCAACGAGATAAGGGTTGAATACACGGGCGACAACGGAGCAAGTTGGACACCATCCATAGGCTACGGCAATTTAGGCGTGGGTATATTCGCACCACAGTACGAGACAGCACCAAGCCAATACACAGGCCCATTCAAATTATTGGTATCCAATCCTACGCATACCACGACCATAACAAACAATATGAGCGTGGCATTCGACTATATTGATCAGACGTTGGAGGCATACGACACCAATACGGCAGTCGTAACCATACCATACGCAACGGATAATTTCACGCATTTAATCGATGTCGGTACATACGGCGGAGAAGCAGGAGACCACGTTAGGGTAAGGCTTTCATATCATATCGACGAGCAGGATCCCACACCCGAACCGCCTATTCCATCAGGAACAACGGGAGAGTGGTATTTCAGCCCCGACCAACTCATATTCACACAGGGAAGCACATTCTCATTCAGATACGACCCCGATTTACAGTCAGAGGGTAATATACCTATCTCATACTCATACATTTACGAGGGAGAGACAACCTACATAGGACTCGCAAGCTGCAACGATTGGATGTCAACGTCATTCAACAATAACGGCATTTATACATTGGTGGCACGTTGGTATTTCGGCAACGTTGAATATTCTGATACCAAGAACATAGAGATAACGGGTAATCCGTTCCCCGATTGGTCAGGAGACACGTATGGAATATGTTTCAACTATCTTCCAGACGAGATAGGAGAAAAGACATTGCACGTTCATCAGGACGGGGATGACGATTTCACACCATTCGACGGCAACGTGGGAACAATACAGGTATGGGAGAAGACTATGCCGTATCTGCGTTTCTCAGTGGCAGGCGCAAAGATAGTAGGTCAGAAGTCGAAGATATACGTATACACAGATTCTGATTCTTTGATCACCGTAAAAATAAACGGCAATATAATCGGAGCGGTATACAACGGACAGGGAATAGAGTACACTTGGACGGCACAGGACGAGCTTGAGTGCATCTTAACACTTTCCGTAGTGGAGACAGAGGACTATCTCGCAAACGAGGCATCTTTCAATTTAGAGGTTAGATACTATTGCGGAATAGACGCAGACCCCGCCAATTTCATAGTATCGGCAGACCCGCAACACCTTGAGAGTCAGCTTTCATACACACGTATGCAGGTTGATACGATAGATACAGATACAACAGCGTACAATTCTTGGCTACACCCGTACATCAGCGAAAATGTTTTACATATTATCGTAGACGAGAGCGTTGACGGTGAGAGACAGGGATACGTTACGGTATACGGGCGTGACAATTACGGCTCAGTACAGAGCAAGAACGTATATGTTACACAGAAATGGGAGTCATTGAGGATAAACCCCGAAGAGGATGACATAACATTCTCAGGTGGCACGGTAAACACGAGCGTACAGTTCAATAACCTTTCAGGACTTACGTGTGTGTCGGAGTCATCACAGGTTACGGCCACACTTTCAAACATATCACAGAGTACGGCTACCTTATCTGTGACAGTACCGAGGAACTATTCAAATATTCCACAGAGCCACAGCGTAAAGGTATCAGGCACGGGTATCTATTCAAACAAATTATATGAACGTTGGTTCGTAGTACACCAAACCGTTGATCCTTCAATAGGTACGGACGTAAAGGACGGGCTTTTCATCAACGGTATGAAAGCCGACATCACCACAAATGTTAAAATAGCATTAACATACAAGGCAACGGATACGGAAAACCCGCAGGCAGTAAAAAATACTTACAGCAAGACCGTTGAGTTGGTGGGTACGGACAACAACAACAAGATATTCGGTGATTTTTGGGTTTTGGACAGAGGTGTCGTAAACAAGAGCAGTATTATACAGGAAGCACCGAGCGGCTATCCTTGGAGCAGCATTACCTATAACGTGACAGGTATCAACTTCAACCCTAAGAAGCGCGTGGAGTTCGAGTTTTGGGACAAGGGAGAGATAGTCGAGAACGGCTACATATCATTGGATTCAGTGACGGAGAACGACGGTATCGTGAAGTATTCTGTGACATTGTACGGAGGATTGGGAGACTTTTTCTATAACCTTATGTACGATGAGGAGACGGGAGAGGAAAAGAACCTTTCAAATATGTACTACGGTTTCACGAGGGGTAATTTAGGCCCATTGTCGCACGAGGATGAGAACGAGCGTACACTTATCGTATGGAACAAGAACTACATATTGGATACGTGGGGCTATCTGTATTCGGGCGTTGATCATTCAGGCAATACAGTACCCGTTGGTGACGACACAGATATGCACATCGCAAATTGGGTTACGGCAGTTCCTACAAACAGCGGCGTATACGGTGATTTCGACAACGACAAGGTATTGGTGAACGTATCAAGCTTTTCAACGACCCATTCGGGAAGAGGCTACGGTACTACACGTGCAGGAGGGGAAAGTTCAGGCTCATACACAAGCGCATATTCCACACTGTTCCCAAGCTCATTCAAGACAGATTCAGCCACTACATACACACAGAAGTACGGATATGGCAGGATGACGCTACAGAGGGATATGACAGAGTGGGAGACAAGGGACTTGAGGTCGCAGTACCAAAGACCCGCAGTAAGGCTCAAGCTCATTTTGGATGCCATTTCAAACCCCGAAAACAACGGAGGATACACGATAAATTGGCCCGCAGAGATGCTACAGAGCGGAACACCGCTTAATCTGTACTATGACAAGAGTTGGATTCTTTTTGACAGATTGGACTTTGCAGATTCAGAGGAAAACGAGACAAAGGACATCAGCCTGTACAACTACACAACCCTTAACATATTCAGCTACAGGAACAAGGACACAAAGGGAGAGACCTATGTGGGCGACAGGTTTTGGACATACGAGACAGACCCCGTTGACGGCAGGATAACCACAACCGACTCATTCCAATTCTTAGAGTCAGGATACACCAATCCAGGAGTGGAGGTTACAATATCACCGCTTATGACCGCAAACGGAGCAGACCTTTCATATTTCCCCGCAAGCGGATACACGTGTTTCATTGAGGGAGACTACGACTATTGGGGAGAGTACAACGGACGCGGAGGCACACAGACAGCCCACTATACGGGTACGAGCGTTATGTGCGGCGCATATTGCTACAGGTTGGTTTCATATTATCTGTCAGGAACAACGGCGGTTGAGGCAGGCCATACACCGTGGTACGCACAGTATTCATACGACCCTGAGATGAAGGTGACGAGAAAGACCGAGTTTTCAAACGGTTGGAGGTCAAGTACGGGAAGTTTCAGGTTCTCAAAGGATTATTTGGATTTTGCAGGTTCGATGATTGATCCTAACGACGTGGTTTTGGTCAATAACCCGCTACAGAAAAAGACATCGCCCGCAGTTTCTTGGTATGAGTTCCAGAAGCCGATTCAGATGAAGCTCAAGACAGAGCCGCACGACCACACCGTCTATATAATCGAGTTCAAGTATGTGTGGGGATTCAATACCGATCATCCCGTAGGAGGCAACTATCCAAGTTGGAGGGGAGCGATAGGAACGGGAACAGGCGCAAACTGTTATGTACCCGCTATGCAGTATGAGTTCTATGAGGGTTCGGATGATGACGAGTACATCAACGGATACTACAACTATTCACCGAGCGTCGTACAGAGTATGAACCTTAAAAAATCGACATTGTTCAGGGATACCGCAAGCCCATACGAGTATTTGGTTGGATTCACGAGACTGTTCAATTTGCGCTATTCATTGGATACGGTCAACAGGACAGTTACCATTTTGAAGAGGCAGGACTATTTCAACGACAGGACATTGGACATTTCCGACAAGATAGTGAGGGACAAGGATATGAAGGTGAAGCCAACGACTACGGAATACAAGTGGTACGACTACACGTTGGAGACACCTGAGACATACGCCACTACGCTTTACAAGATGAAGTACGGAGAGGAATACGGCGGATATTCGTACAACACGGGATATTATTTCAACAGTGAGAGGAATAACATATTCGAGGATACGAAGTACAAGAACGTCGCAGTATTCAGATGCCAAAGCCCATATTTCCAAACATCGATTCAGATGAGTGGAGGCACGGCATATCCTACGGTGGCATTGATACCGTACTACAAGTGGTGCTTATGGAAGGATAACCCCGACAACCCTACGGAGTTGGAGTCAAGCGAGATAGACAAGTACGGCGCACAGAGCTATGCAAACGTATCCAAGATATACGATTGGCCTAAGATATGCTGTTTCGACAAGGAGAACGAGAACGTGTCAGACATTGACAACACATTGGTATTCTTCGAGAGGACGGAGACAGTATCAGCCCCTTATCAGATAACGGACAATATACCGCTTATGATGAAGCTGAACGCAGACAAGCCGTGCTATATGCTATGCCCCGCAGAGAGCGGAGAGGTCGTTACGGGACAGATAGATGAGAACGAGACAGGCATTATCGCCTACAGGGTTTCAACGCTACCCGTATTCTCAAAGTGCTACACGTCAAACGGAACGGTATATGATGTATCATACGATTTCGACGTTCCACGTGGAACATTCACAGGAAGCGACATTGCATACGAGGATGACACCACGATATACGGAAGGTATTGGAGGAACTACATCAACGACCTATACGACGAGGATGCTAAAAGCGTGGAAGTATATTATTTCCTAAGACAGAATCCGAAGCAGGCTATGAGGCAGTTCTATTGGTTCGATGACGCATTATGGGTACTGAACGAGGTGAAGGACTACGACCCAAGAAGCGACGAGCCTACGAAATGCGTGTTCGTAAAGGTACGCAGCAAGGCGGATTATATCAATTAAGGATATTTAACTATAGTTAAAGACAGTTAAGAAAGATGGCAGAACAGAACGTACTAAACATATCGCTCAAGGAATACAAGAAAAGTATTGACGATTTACGTGCCTCGTTGCTCAATTTGGAAAAGGGCAGCGAGGAGTACAACGCCACGGTTGAGGAGATAGCCGAGAGGCAGAACAGGCTCAACGAGGTTATGAACGCGGGCAAGACCACATACGACTCAACAACGAACTCACTCAACGGTATGAAGGAAAAGCTCAAGGAGTTGAAGTCGGAGTTCGGTAATATGGAGGTCGGTACTGAACAGTGGCACAAGGCACAGGAGGAAATCGGAGAGCTTAACGGCAAGATCGGCGAGGTAGAACAAGGTATGGGTATTTTCTCACGTAATGTGGGAAACTACTCATCAGCCTTTAACAACGCTATCAACAGTATGGGCGGCAGCGTGGGAAACCTTATCCCCGTTATCGGAGGATTGAAGAACGGATTCATCGCATTGCAGAAGGTTCCTATCGTCGCATTGATTGCGGCTATCGCTATGGCATTGCAGCAGCTCATAAAGGCATTCAAAAGCTCACAGGAGAACGTTGACGGGCTGAACAAGGCTATGGCTCCTATGAAGGCCGTAATGGACAAGATAACTCGCGTATTCGAGCAGGTGGCAGGTGCTATCATAAAGGTGATAGAGCCTATTATGCGTATCATCGGAAAGTTCGGTGAGTTGGCGGCACAGAGTCCTATATTGCAGGCACAGCTTAAATTGCTTATCGGTATATTCGAGGCATTGGGTTGGGTACTTGACAAGGTGGCTGACGCAGTTGATTGGGTCGTGGATAAATTCAACGCATTGGTTGATGTATTCGCTGACGCAGGCGTAGGATTGGCTCAGGATATGCAGGCCGCAAGAAAGGAAATGGAAGAACTCGCAAGGTTGGAGGCACAGATTGCCGAGGATCAGGCCAATTACAATAAGATGGAAAGGGAACACCTTATTGAAAAGGCAAAGTTGGAAAACGACGTTGCGGCATTGCAGGCACAGATTGCCGACAAGGACAACCTTACGACAAAGCAGAGGAGACAGGCTCTCAACGATTTGAAGAAGAGGCAGAACCAAATCATCGACATCGAGGAGCAGGAGTTAAGGCTTAAATTACGTATCCTACAGGCACAGAACCAATTATCAGGCTCAACGGCTGAACAGTTGAAGGCGGAGAAGGAAATCGAAGCAGCCCTCATAAGAATCGCAGGAAAGAGGGAGGAAATCAACAGAGGCTATAATCAGACATCCGCAAGGCTCACAAAGGAGGAGAAGTCCGCTAACGAGACAGCATTGAGGGAGAAGAAGGAAGCCGAGAAGAAGAAGCAGGAGGCCGCAAAGAAATCTATGCAGGCCGAGATTGACTACATTGAGACACAGCTTAAATATACAGAGAAGGGTACGGGCAAGGAATACGCATTGCGCAAGGAGTTGGCAGACAAGAGATTGGAGTTGGCTACATATACCGCAAAGCACGAGGAAATGACCGCAGAAGCCCTTAACAAGAAGCTTTTGTCATTGCATAGGGAGTATCTCGCGGAGTTGAAAAATATTTACACTGAGAGGCTTGACTTCTTGGAGAAGCACAACGAGAAGCTTTACGAGTACAACCGATTGTCGGCAAAGGAGGATGACACCTACTACAGGCACAGGCAGGCATTGGACAAGGCATTCTACGTTGATCAGATGGAGCGTGCGGTGGAGAACTTGGAGAATAACCGCAGGTCATCAAGGCTTTTGGCTATGCTCAACAACGACACATACGCGGAGATGCTTAAAGGGAGCGCGGACTTTTACACTAAGATGCAGAAGTTCACACCATTCAAGAATTGGCTCGCAGAGGAAGGCACGACGCTTAACGAGATATACAAGGATTTGGACACGTTCAGAACCTACTTAACGTCATTCTTCGGACAGGGTATGGTATTCGTTGAACCCGAACAGATGGCAGACGCTATGCGTGAAGTGGGATTCCAGATTGATCAAGTAGCCAACACCGTTGACAGAGTATCCCTTACATTCCAAAACGCAGAGGGAGAAATGGAGGACTTTACGGGAAGCTCATTGCTTTTGAAGCAGAAGATGCAGGAGCTTGGACTTACTACCGAATTGACATACAAGGAGATAGAAGGTTCTATGGTTCCATTCACGCAGGCATTGAACGAGAACGGTGATGTCGTATATGAGTGGGAAGAGGCTATTACAGACGCATTCAAGGATTACGGAAGCCTATTCGACGGTACATTTGAACAGATGAAGCAGTCGTTGGATTCATTCACGTCTGTGCAGAAGCAGGACTTTATGCAGTTGATGACCAATATCTACGACGCGGAGAGTACCTTTATGAAGGGTATGAACGAGATTACCGACGAGATGAACAAGGCCCCGATTACAGATTTGGTTAAGACACAGCAGAACGAGCTTTTGCAGTTGGTTCTTGATGGCAGAGACCGTATGGCCGAGATTGAATACGACAGCCAAAACCGTATGCTCAAGGACGGCGAGGAATATAACCAACGCAGGCTTGAACAGATTGAGGAACTGATCGGTGCTTGGCAGGATATGATACGCGCAAACACGCCTATGTATGAGAACGATTTGGAGGTACAGGAGCGCGTGGGTAATCTTATGCTACAGCGTAATCAGATTGAAAGCACGTTGGCAGAGCAGAGAGCGTCAAGGCTACAGTGGGAGAACGAGATGCTTAACCAATACGGGGAGCATTGGAAAGAGATAATCGAGTCTGGCGTACAGGCACAAATCGAGGGAGGCGAGATGGTAAACGCCAAGGTCGATGAGAATTTGGAAGTACGTGCAGGACTGTTTTCTTCGGCATTCGGAAGCATTCATTCTATCACGGAGGAATATCTTGACAGGGAAAACGCATTGTATGAACTTCAACACCTTACGTGGGACAAGAACGCAGAAACCTACGAGCAGTTCCTACAGAGGAAGGAGCAGGCTACGCAGAAATACGTTAAGGCAGCACAGAAGCTTTATCAACGCGACGCTAAGAATTTGGTTGCATTCACGTCATCAGTCGGCTCGCTTTTGGGTGCAGTGGGTGACGCTTGGGAAGATGAAATCGAGCGCAAGAAAGAGGCAGGAGAAGAGGACTCAAAGGAGCTTGAGAAAGAGTGGAAGAGGATGCAGGCATTGCAGATTGCGGCAGCTATTGTATCTACCATCAGCGGTGCGGTTGCAGCATATATGAACGACGTTAAGACATATCAGCCCGCTTGGGTGGGTATGGCGATAGGTGCGGTTGATGCAGCAGCCACATTGGTTGCAGGTTATGCACAGGTACAGACCATACGTAATCAGAAGTTCGACCCGAATAACCCTGATTCAACAGGCGGAGGAAGCCCACAGCAGACAGTTACGGTTGCAGGTGCTACACCGTTGCTTGACGAGGCTACAGACCTTAACTCATTGCAAGATTTGCCTATGGCAAACGGAAGCGGTGAACAGGGTGATTCACGTGTATACATTTTACAGACGGACATATCCGAGAGCGACAGGCAAGTTGAGGTAAGACAGAACAGCACGACATTCTAAAAATTGGTTTTAATATAAGAAAAAAACCGATAAGGCCAAGACGATGGGCGGGTAATATGAGCATACCCGCTCATTTTTTGCATTTTTTAACATTTGTGTGTATTTATTTTTTGAAACGATTTCAATAAGATATGGCTAATCCTATATACGACGCATACATATTAGACGAGTGGGACGGCATTATGGCTATCTCATTGGTACACGACCCCGCAGTTGACAGCCTATTCACGGCATTCAACAAGCAGGAGAAGCGTGTGGAGGTGATGTATAACATTACCAACGAGGAACAGAGGCGCGTATTGGGAGTGGTTATGAGGGCTAACTATCCTATTTACAGGAAGAACGACGAGATGGGAGAGTTCTACATACGTTACAGCCCCGATACCATACGTAAGATGGCACAGAAGATGTTCCTGATGGGTACTCAGAATTGCATAAATCTCGACCACGACCCGAATTGTTTTGTGGAGGGGGTACGTTGCGAGGAGGTATTCATAAAGAACACGGCTACGGGAATCACCCCTATCGGTTTTGAGGATATTGATGACGGCAGTATGTTCGCCACATTCAAGATTGAGGATGAGCAGATATGGGAGATGATCAAGGCAGGTGAGTACAGGGGCTTTTCATTGGAGGGCTATTTTACACTCAAGGACGCAAACGAATTATATAAGAAGCAAAATAATAAAGAGAAATCCGCTATGAGCAAAATTAAGGAAGCATTGAAGAAATTGCTTGCCGAGATGGGTATGATTGCTACAGATAACGGAAACCTGAATTACGAGGGTGACGAGATTGCCGTTGGTATCGAAGTTACCGATGATGAGGGTAATCCCGTTGCAGACGGCGAATACAAGACCGAGGACGGCAAGGTAATCGTAGTAAAGGATGGTAAGGTTGCAGAGATCAAGGATGCAGAACCCGTAGAGGAAAAACCTGTTGAGGAACCTGTAGAGGAAAAGCCCGTTGAGGGTGAGGATGAGGAACCCGTAGAGGAACCCGTCGAAGAGCCTACAGAGGAACCAAAGGAGGACGAGTTGAACGCAAAGATTGATGCTATGCAGGCTGAAATCGACGCATTAAAGGCAGCTATCGAAGAAATTAAGGGACAGCTTAACGCTCCCGTTGCTGAACCCGTTGCAGAGGTATTCGAGAAATCCGCTATTGTGACAGGTAAGAACAAAGCCGCAGAGTACGCCAAGTACCTGAAGGACTAAAAAAATAAAATTAACTAAAATTAAGGAAAATTAACATTATGGCAAATCCTATTGTTACTTCTCTTCCCAATTATGTGGAGGAACATCGCCTTCCATTGATTGCAAAGTCGGTGCTTGGTGCAAAGACATCTAAAATGTGCAGCTTGGAGACAGGCGTAAAGGGCCCTACCGCCCTCAACCTTATGGACGCTGATCCCGTTTTCCAGAACGGTGACGATTGCGGATGGAGCGCAAGTGGTACTACTACCCTTTCACAGCGTATAATCACCCCACAGCTTATCAAGGTCAATATGAACTTCTGTGAGAAGAAGCTTTTGAAGACTTGGGCTAACTACGAGGTGAAGATTGCCGCAGGTGACAAGACAGTTCCATTCGAGGAAGATTTCACTGATCAAATCGTGAAGCGCGTGCAGGAGAAGCTTGAGAAGCTCGTATGGATCGGTGACGGTTCAAAGACTAACGAGTTCGACGGTTTCCTGACTATTCTTAACAACAGTGCTTCAACAGCCGTTATTAAGAACTTCACAAACGGTACACCCGCTTACACAGCTATCAAGGAAGTTTATCTCGCTATTCCTGAGCGTGCATTGAAAGACGACACCACTATCTTTGTCGGTACAGGTCTTTTCCGTCAGTTCGTACAGGAGTTGGTTGCAGGTAATATGTACCACTATAATCCAAACGACAAGGACGGCGAGTATATGCTCCCAGGAACAAATACCAAGGTCGTTGCAGTTGACGGACTTATCGGTGCTGATGCCAAAGCTGAAATCATATTCGCAGGCCGTTTGAGCAATATGTTCTACGGAACTGATATGCAGGGCGACGAGGAACAGTTCGATATGTGGTACTCAAAGGACAACCAAGAGGAACGTCTCGCTATCCAATTCATTGCAGGCGTACAGGTTGCTTGGCCTGATGAGATTGTTATCGGTAATATCGCCAAGGCGTAAACATAGATTAACGGGGGCGTAAAAACCCCCATTAATTAACAATAATTAACATTTAAACCTTATATAGAAGATATGGGATGCTATTCATTAAATAAAGGTATCAACGGCGCGTGCGACACTTCTATGGGCGGTATCACAAAGGTTCTGCTTACCGAGTTCAACGAGGCTCTTTTCACTCTTAACAGCGGTGCTACAGAAGTTGAAAGCGTGCTTAGTGCAGCTACCTTCTACGAGTTCAATTTCCGCAAGGGAACAGGCTCTATGACTTCAACACTCAACGTTGACGACGCTAACTATTCAAACTATGTCGGTACTGACCTCGTTATGTCATTCGGTAAAATGGAGACAGCAAAGCGTGTTGCAGTGCAGGCATTGGCACAGAGCGAGCTTGCAGGTATCGTAAAGGATGCAAACGGCAAATATTGGGCATTGGGCGTTACCGAACCCCTGACATCAAGCGCAGGCGAAGGTGCTACAGGACAGGCAAGGGGCGATTCTAACCACTACAGCGTGACATTGCACGTTGACGAGGCTCAATATCCTTACGAGGTTCCCGCCACAGTGGTTGCAGGTATCACACCCGCACAGTAAAATGACAGTTTTTTCCATTAGAATTGTTATATAACCTGATTATTTTTTCCCGTAGGGCGAAAACCTTACGGGATTTTTTTTATGGGTTGAAAAAAAGGCGAGTTTTATGATATTTAATATAAAAAGCAGTGCAGATATGGTGAAAGTTCTTGTAAAAAAGGGTGAATTACCGTTCTATTTCCCTAAAGTTCGTGAAAATACCGTTGCATTACACACTTTGACCCTATACAACGATTTCGGAGACCCGATAAGGGAGATTGACGTGGTAGATACCAAGACGTTGAAGGACTATTACTATTTTTTGATCGATTTTTCCGACGTTCCAGACGGGGAGTACGTGTATACCATCGACGCTATTGAGAGGGGACTCATAATCATCGGTGATTTGACACCTAATAAGAAGCAGTACAGCAATACTAAAGAGACTATTCAATATGAAGGATAAGGAAGTGAAAATACCCGTGGCATTCAGTGCATTAGACCCGTATTTGGAGTCTAATATCGTCACGAACACGGAAAAGGAGATACGCGGGCAGAAGTTCATAGAGTTCGGAGACCGTAACCAATACCCGAACTACATTTGGGATTTGTATTCCAACGTATCTACATTACAGAGTATCATAAACGGTACTAAGGACTACGTTAAGGGAGACAAAATCACGTCTAACAACGCTATGCTTTCCGACAGGCAGGCAGAGGAATTGGTGGATTCATTGGCATTGGATTTGCTCATTTACGGAGGCACGTACATTTCCGTACTCAGGAACCGTATGGGCGACGTTGCGGTGCTTGATCCTTTGGATTTCCGTAATTGCAGGAGCGACAAGAAAAACGAGACATTTTTCTACAGTGCGGATTTCTCGAACAAGAAAAGCTACGGACGCTGCAAGGTAAACGTGTATCCTAAGTTCGACAAGGATAAGAGAGACGTTGCAAGCTCGATTTTCTTTTACAAAAACATCAAACATCAGACATATCCCGTACCGTGTTGGAGCAGTGCGGTAATCGCAGCAGAGATACAGAAGAACATAAACCAATACCACCTCAATAATCTGTATAACGGTTTCGCCCCCAACACCATCGTATCATTCAACAACGGCGTACCAAGCGACGAGGTGCGCGAGGAGATAGAGAGACAGTTCAACGAGAAGTACAGCGGCTATGAGAACGCGGGAAGGATAATTTTGAATTGGGCCGTAGACAAGGAACACGGCGTTACGATTCAGAAGATAGAATCAAATGATCACGCTACAAGGTACAACGAGTTGAAGGAAAGGTCGGAGGACGAGCTATTCGTGGCATTCAGGGCAACGCCTAATCTTTTCGGACTACCCACAAAGACAACGGGATTCAACTCACAGGAATATGCGGATGCATTCAAACTGTATCAGAAAACCGTCATACAGCCCCTACAATCGACGATCTGCAACATTGTGGACGATATTACGGGAGTGCCGCAATCAATCGCCATAGAGCCGTTTAAAATCGATTTTGAGAGCCTTAACAATAACGACACAGAGACAATACAGTAAAGATGACTAACGTACTACTTATTTCGGAGAATTTTCTCAGGAGCAATTTCAGCATATCCGACAACGTGCAGAGCAAGTATCTGTTATCGGCGATAAGGCAGGCTCAGACATTCAATTTCCAACAGGTCGTGGGAACGAAGCTTTATGAAAAATTACAGGATTTGGTTCGCACAAACGGATTCACGGAGAACGACCCGTACAAGGAGCTTTTGGACAAGGCGCAGCTTTTCATAGGATATGCGGCAATAGCGGAGTTATGCGTCATCGTCAACGTGAAGATAGACAACATAGGGCTTAACTTCACAAGCGACGAGAACGTGGAGGTATTGGGTATTTCCGATATGTTCCAACTCCAAAAATACTACATAGACAAGGCTGACTACTACAAGAACATATTGCAGAGGTTCATTCTGAAAAATGTTTCAAAGTACCCCGAAGTGATGCCAAACGAGATAGAGGAGATATATTCAAACCTTTACAGTGCCGCAAGCTGTGGCGTGAACTTGGGAGGCGCAAGGGGCAAGGAAAGCCCATTCAACAGGTACACAAGGTATTTCGGTTACGACAAGCCCTAAAATAAAATTGGTTTTAATATAGCATTTATATTGGAACGGCAAAATAATTTAACGTTATTTAACATTAGAGGCTTATGACGCTATACACATTAACCGAGAAGATTAAGGGTTTTGCATTGCAGCAGCCCAATATGAGATGGGCGGTATGCGGAGACGTGTATCAGCTTAATCAGGAGAACGACATAAAGTACCCCGCATTCGTAATATCACAGGAGCAGCACAACGGGGATAACGTAAACGAGACATTCACATTCAACCTTATCCTATTTGTCGTTGATCGTGAGACGAGCGACAAGTCAAACAAGATACAGGTACAGAGCTACGGAGTGGAGGTATTGAAGCGTATGGTGAAGCTGTTGGAGGAGGACGGTGCTATAATTGATCAGTATCAGATACAGACATTCGAGGAGAAGTTCAACGACGTGTGCGCGGGAGCCTATATGACGATAGCTATAAAATATGACGAGCCATTGTGCATCGAAGACTACGGGGAGGACTAAGATATGACTATAAAAGGAGAACAGACATTCAACGTATCGGCCACGAGGTTCGGTATATCCGCGTCAAAGGACGAGTACACGTTGCTCTATTCGATAGACGGAAAGGATTTCGACGCTTGGGAGGAAAAGACACCCGCAGGGGAGAACGTGGTGGTGATAGGAAACCCACGTGGTATGATATTCAAATTGAGCGGCAACACCGACACCCTACAGATAATTATGTAAAAAATATTGACAGAAGGATATGGTAATCAATTTTGACGGACAGGGAATCGGCTTGGCCACAGGCACGGGGACATCCATACCATCAGGCGGAACAGGCGTGCTTATAAATATTGTCGGGTACTACACGAAGGACGAGGCGGACGCGCTATTTGCCAAGAAGGACGACATAGACGGGGCATTTTGGTACGGAACGCAGGAGCAGTTCGACGCTATTGACGTGAAAGACCCGAATACAACGTATATGGTTTATTATGATAGTTCGGAATAACAAGGAGGTATACGACGTATACAGAGGTTCGAGGTACATCAAGGCCATATACAGGGGAGACAACCTTATATGGAAGCCGTATCTCAAGGTAGACAAGGAAGTTATGTGGGTTACGCCACAGGATATTGAGTCGTTGCTTATTCAATCTAACAGGCAGCGGTGGGATATTGACTAAATAATTCATTATTAAGAGTAAAAAAAAGTTACATTATGGCTTATGCAAATTGGCTTTCCGTATCGCCCACCACAGGCAGCGGCAACGGAACAGTATCGGTTTCAACAGGTTCTGAACACAGCGGTCGTGTGGCTCGTACAACCACATTGACTATCACGGCGGCTAACGTCGAGGATCAGACAGTTACCGTGAATCAGGCAGGTAAACCCGAAAACGTGGACGCGCCCGCATCAGCAAGCGCACAGAAGACGGGACAGACAGTTACCATTACGGGTACATCTAACTCAACAGACCTTACATTCTCATTGGGAACAGGTGACTTGGAGATTACATTGCCATCTGCTTACACGGCAAACGGCGTTACCGTGGAGAACGGTGCAACAATCACGGGTGACCCAGGTGCAACCGCAGAATACACTTGGAGCATTCAGTTCGCAGTACCTGAGAACACAACCATCAGCGAGAAGAGCAAGCAGATTATCGTGACCGCAAACGGCGGTATGAGCGATACTTGTACACTTACACAGGCAGCAGGCGACGCTTACGTGGTAATCAAGAAAGACGGTTCTGTAATCAGCTCTCTCACCCTTACCTATCAGGGTACGGCAGTTTCATTTGACGTGGAATCCAACACATCTTGGAGCATCGCGTAATTAACATTTTTTAACATTTTACTATGGCAGCAGTAACAAAGAACGGAATTACAGTGGATGGTAACGGTACTAACAGTGCCGTTGCCTCTGCCACGGTAAACGAGGGACTTGACAGATCAGCATCATTCAGGTTCACGAATATTGAGGGTGCTTATGCAGACCTAACAATAAATCAGGAAGGCCGTAGGGAGGTATGGAACAGCGATTTCCTATGCAGCGACGGCGAGACATTCAACGTAATAAAGCAAGGATATGTATAATTCAGACTACACAGGCGCACAGGTCGAAGCCTTATTGGATTCGGTTTCAGGCAAGACAATATATACGGCAGGAACTAACATAACCATTCAGAACGGTGTCATCTCTTCAACAGGAGGCGGCGGCGGTGACGAGGGCTATTGGGATAACTATGAGGAGCCACAGGAGGGCGAGTAAGATATGCAGATAAAAAGGAACGAGACCATATTCGAGACATTGGCAGACGCTAAGAACGGACTCAAAGTACCCGCAGGAACGGTTTCCGACGGGGATATTATCGTGTCGAGATATGCAACAGGTTCTGTATTGGGAGTGGTTCGCGTTGATCAGCAGACAGACGTGCAGACCTGGACGATATATGAGCAGGACAGCAGGATACAATATGACGACGGGTCAAGTCCATTGCCCGACGGCTATACGGAAGTCGAATATATTGAAAATCAGTCATCTGCATATATCAACACGGGCGTATATCTGTATAATTCAGCAACAAATTCATACAGTATTAGTGGAAAGGTGTATCCGACCTATGTGTCAAGTTTAGGTGATTTCCAAACATTCGTCAACGCGGAGGGGGTTACATCGCCGTATTATGGTATGACATACAGGGTCAGGAGTAGTACTGGTGCAATACAATTAGACCAAAACCCATCAGGACACGCAACATTGAACAGTGAGGCACTAGGGGACGGTACAATTCAATTCACAATATCTACAACGGCCACAAACTGTACAAATACGATTCCGTTAGGATTGTTCTGTTCTTGGCAGAACGGTAGATTAACCCCGTACAGATATTTCAGGGGTAAAATGTATAGGACGCAGGTTACATTAAACGATACGCTCGTAAGGGATTTCGTACCGTGTACAAGGGATTCTGATGACAAAGTGGGATTATATGATTTAGTTAATGACGTGTTCTATCCGTCAGGAAACAGCTCGTATGATTTTGTGGCAGGGCCAATGGTTTAACATTTTTTAACAGTTATGCAACATTTAAGGAACGAGACAAGGGATACATTAAATAACCTCAAAAAACTGATTTCAACACATCTTAACGAATACAGCGACGGCGAGGTATTGCTTTTCAGGGATAACGAGGAAAAAAGCTACATCGGTATAAAGAACGGAACCGACTATATGGATTTGTTCGATATTACCGTTAATCCTACCGTTATGACATACGACCCGCATAAGATAGGAAGGCTACCATACGGCTATACGGAAGTGGAATATATCCAAAATCAGACATCAGCGTATATCAATACGGGTTTCGTGAATACGTTGAATACTGAATTTGAAATGGATTTTCAATTAGTAGACGGTGTTGCACAGGACAGGAAGGAGATAGGAGCAGGCGGAAAGTTCGGACTCGCACAGGATAACGGGTATTGGCGAATCGTCGATTACGTATGGTATAAGACAAGTATGCTTATCGATACTGACAGGCATACAGTATCTACGGACGCAGGAAAAACATATATGGATGAGACGCAGATAGCGGACAGATACAGCAACAAAAGGGCGGCAACACAGCCTATGCTCATTTTTGCTGTTTCAAACCAAGACAACGCAAACCCCGACGGCAATTGCGCATTGATGAAAATGTACTCGTGCAAAATATATGAAAGCGGTACGCTCGTAAGGGATTATGTGCCGTGTACAAGGGACAGCGACAGCGTGGCAGGAGCGTATGACATCGTTAATGACGTATTCTATGAATCTGCAAACAGTGGATACAATTTTGTCGCAGGGCCAACGGTTTAACATTTTTTAACAATTATGAAGGCAAGGAAAAATCAGGTCGTTGAAGAGACAATACAGTCATTCTACGAACAGTTATATAATAACTACAGCGGACTCACGGACGGGGAGATTTTCATTGATCAATACGACGGCAAGTCAAATTTAGGTATAAAGGCCACAAGCGCGATTACCATATATGACAATTATTATACGGAGGAGGAGTTATACAACAGGGCAAATTTCGACTATATCCCAGACACCTATGACCCTCTGTACGGTCTCGTTATACACGCAAACAGCCAATCCGCTGCGCCTTATGTTCAAATACCAAGCGGGGGAACTAACGGGGATAGTATCATCGTAAACGGAATACTATCAATAAGACCACGGGACGGAGTGGGAAGCATAAATAACCAATTTCTCACACCTAGCGGTACAAAGACAAAGTTTTTCAATTCACATTTTATTACCGTCTATACGAGCGGCTACACGTGTTATTTCAATAACGAACAATTCGATCAGACAGCCGATAATTCAAATATCGACGGAACACCCGTAAAGCTCATTCTGTCACCGATCAGCAACATTACGCATACGGAATATCTCACATATTCTGGCAGTACCAAAATAACCAAAACATCATCAAGGGCAGGCGCATTGGACAGGCTCCAGACAGGCGAGTTCGGTGATTCATATTATGACCCGATTATCTGTTCTATTGACTACTACAACAGCAAAGGAAACATATATGAGTCATTGGTTCCCGTCAAGGAAAAATCAACGGGCTATAACAGGTGGTTTTCAAAAAGGGAGAAAATAGCAAAGGACGTGTACAGCTATGCAGCCACTTTATATCCCGTATATGACGTAAGGTGGGTAGACGGCGCGGACAGTACGTATTTCCCTAAAAAGAACTATATCATATACAGACCGAAAATATTGGAATACAAGGATGCTAACGGTAATTGGAACGCAACAGGAAACTACAGGTGCGGTACGGAACAATACACATCAACGGTAACGGGTACGTATGATGCCTATTTTGTACATACTACAACACAGAACGGGGCTACGATATGCGATTACGTCACTGGATATGTAACGATGGGGTACACCGTAAACGGTACTACATACAATACAGGTATGACAGACCTAAACGGTAACTCGCAGTATCACAGACCTTTACAGAACGTACCCGATGGAACAAATGTGTTCGTTGATAAAACAAACGGAATAGTATACAAGAAGCTCAAGACACAGTATCTCAAATGGGATAACACAACGTGGGTGGATACGGGATACTACGCTACGGGTACAACGGTATACGACACCACATACATTGCAGATACGAGCGTGGCTGATATGTATCTACCAGACAGCACGGCCACTATAAACGCATACGGTGCGCAGGCACTTTACTACAAATACGACGAGAACAGCGAGTGGGCAAAGGCGGCAGGTACGGAACAGTGGTATCAGAACGGCGGCACAGTACCAGCGGCATACGATACGACTACAATACCGTCACCATATACAAAATTGAGTGGACTCGTGTTATCAAGGAGCAACACAATTAATCTCGGATATTATCCTAAAGACAGCAATATATTGGTATCCATCGTATTCAAGTTTTCTGATGGGAATATGTCAAACCACAGTAGTAGCGTAACACTCGGTAATGGCGGTTTTACAGCAAGTAATATGGTGCATATTGCATTCAATAGTCTCAACGAGGTACACAATACAGGACTGATGAGGACGTACTATGCAGAGCCAAGACAGTATTTCAGAATACCTGAACTCAATAACACAACGGTATACAGGGATACGTTCTTCCAAAGCGGCACGACATACAACGCTATTCTCGACAACGCAGGAACAGAAACCACATTGGCGCAGGATACAAGGACGATGAATATTGCAGCGGCCACGGGTTTAAGTTCAAGTCCTATATACCTCGGAGGACGTTCTGACGGCTACAAGTATTTAGACGGTACGGTATACGCGGTGGTAATAGGTATCAAGGAAAACGGACAAAATATATTACAGAAAATATACGTACCCGCAAAAGATGACAGCGACAACGAGGGACTATACGAGATAATAGACGGCGAGTTCAAGCCTCTGGTATCGAGGTAATGAATAATTATTCAAAAATATTGCATAAAAAATGGAAATCATATTGAAGGCACAGGACGGATGTACATTCACCAACAGACATATCGAGGATGAAAATGAACGCCAATGGATGTACGAGCTACACTACATAGATATGTATCCCACAAACGAATATGTGGAGCTTCCAACGTTGGTATGTGAATATTGGCTCAACCACAAGTATTTTCCGCAGAACATAATCTATATCGTAGACACATCGGGCAATACACAATCCACGTATGATATGATATTTGAAATCCTATACGGTGATCAATCAGGAAATACTTCTGGAACAACTTTTGTTGATCAATAAAAAAATCACTATTTATTATTAGCATAATAATAAACAACGATGAGAGAACGCAACTTAGGGGATAAAATAACAGACCCTACAAGGTGGAATGAGCTTGACATACGTACAAAACTCACGTATTCGCTCTCTATTGCCGCTTTTATTATCGGATGGATACTTACCTTCGTAGGCTTTTTCGTAAACCCTATGGGCGTAATAGACCCGTCTGTACTGACGGCAC